AATGCTGGTTGGTTGACCCAACCCTTCTAAAACAGACCTCCCTTCAGCTGGTTGCATCATATAATCACCCATTACAAAATCTTCTAGATTCCTAACTTCACGGTCGGATTTAGCTAGTTGTTGTAATGCTCCAAAAACTTGTTGTCTAGCTTCAGGGTCGGGGTAGTCTCTGTTTATTTCTTGAAGAACTAAGTCTATCTCGGACTGGCGAGTTCCGGCTCCTAAAATAGCATTTTTAAGCCTTTTTAAATAATCAGAGGCTGGGATTTCAATATCTGGATCCATACGAGTATTATTTTTACATTGTTATATCTTGCAAACGCTTGTAATTACCCCGTGATTTATTTTGCTTAACTAATTGATTTAGCGGCACCCTCATAAAACCATCAGGGCACAGTAGCCCGGGGTTTTTTCTAAGCATGGCATTACTAATGCGTTTCTTCTTAAAACCTTTGTAAACAGAAGCTGCGTTCATATTATATAGAGCAATAGCTGCAGATAACACGTGGTCGTCATGGTGTCCTGGAGCAGCTTCAGGTTTACCTTTTTCATTAACGACAAAAGTTCTTAATTCTTTTATGACCTCTTCACTTGGTATATCTAAGTTTTCTTCTAATATTTCTGAAGCTAAGTGATCTATTACCGTTTTTCTGGTAATCTTATCAGTGCTCCAACCAAAGCTCTTTTCTACCATGCCAGAGGAGTCATTCATCCTGCGCCTGCGATAACAGGGGACTCCATAGTCTAGTAAGTACCTAACTAGAGCTAAACCACTATTATTAACCTCTGGGATGACCAAGGCTTTGCCGTAGTACAAAGATAATGCGAACACTTCTTCAGCTAAGTAACCAATATCTACTCGGCTGTGATGTAACGCCACTAACCTAGGTACATGGTAATCACCTGAGACGTCGTCAAAACCAGATCTCCACACCTGAACGCTATGGTAATCGGGATCTGCGGCAAGTCCTTGCTGTTGTTGGTCTTCTCCAGTGCAGGTGTCTACAGATATTATATACTTGTCGTCTTCATTAGGGTGGTTCCAAATCTTACAGAAACCACGCTCGTCAGGTCTGAATACTGCTGTCTGGTTTTCATTTTGTAAATTTATAGTTCCTATCTCATATTTCTGGTCTTTAGCACTTTTTTCCATGCTTTTTAGCACGTCTACATGGAACCTTGGGCGCGAGGACATTAAGAAACATTCCTCAGGGTCACTAGGATATTCTTGCCTGAACTTACTTAGATCACCATTGCACTTATCCTGAAGGACTCTGCGTCTCCAGTGGAGCTGTTCGTAGTTAACATCGAACCTATCCATCTCGGAAAACTCGTCGTCCGTCATGGTATCCTTAAATTCCTGCAACTGCTCCTCAGATTCGAAAGGTATAATTGAGTCACTAAACTCAAACCAGGCAGCAAAGATCTTAGCCCACTCATTGTCCTGTACCCAAGTGTTGTAAAACCACCCCTGGGGACCATTTGGAGTAGAGTCAGCTACTACTAAAGATAAGTTATCGCCGTCATATAGAGACTGTAAGTACGCCAGAGCGGGGTCTCCCCTACCCGTCGTAGTCCAGAATGCGGTTTCGGTCATGTTACCTACCTGAATAGTTCCGCTTCGCCCGGCGTTTTTCGACCCTGCGGTTTCCTTTCCGTAAGCACTTCCCGTGTTTAGCTTGATTAAGTCTGCCAGATTGCCTCCATCCGCGAGGTTTGTTCCGGTATCGTCCCACGGAAACTCGTCGTTTTCCGCGTATCTTCGATAAATTTCGAAAACTTTGTCGCTCGTCCCTGCTATATCCCCCATCAGACTCCCGCTTAAGTTCTCGTGCTTTCTCATGTGATGATAAGTAAGGGCTTGGGCACACGTACTCGCTCCCTTCTGACGTGGCTTCAATACGACCATCTTGCAGGGTAGGTTCTCTATCTGACATTTTCTGTAGTGTTCGAACATCCTTTTTTGTAAGGTGTTCGCTATGGGTTTAATATTCTTACCACGCTTGTCCTTAATAACTGCAAACGTGCTGAACCAGACCTCTGGGTCGATCCTAATTAAATCGTGAAGCTTTTGCTCTTCGGGGGTCATAAACCGTATTGATAAGCGGCTTCTATTTTAGCTCGCTCAGCTTTGCCCATTCCAGCAAGAGGGTCTTCTTTTGCCTTCTGCATTTCAGGCCCAACCATTAACACTTCCATCTGCGGCGAGCAGCTTTACCACGCTCACCATTCCAACTCTTGCTCCTTGCGCAAAATGCTTTGCGACGTTTAGCCGCTTTACTGCCCTTCTTAACCTTGCCGGTAACAGCAGTCTTGAGCTTACTTCCAGGATTAGCTTTGCGATATGCAGCGACACCCTTCTTCGTCATGCCCGCACCAGCTTTAACAGTGCGATAATTAGCTCCTTTACCCTTCGTAGTCTTACGAATTGGATTACTTGGTTTTCTTTTGGCTGGCATAACTACTTACCCCGTTTGCTGCCCCTCTTAGGTACGCAATTTGGAACCTTTCGGCCGCCCTTGCTCTTCATGCCAATGGCACTGTAGCCCTTCCAACAAGGACCTTTTTTCTTTGGTTTATTCTTCTTCGTCTTCATCTAAATCAAAGTCTGCTTCGAATATTACACTAGATTGGCAAAACTCTTCCACCAGTTGTAATAATACTTCTCCCATGTCTGTTTCATCTAAGTCTGACTCTTCCCACCACCTCAGTAGGACTGAGTGGACCTCATTTTTAAATTTTTTAGCGTCTGGTTCCATTTAAGTATAATAGCTCCTGTTTCCGGTAAAAAGCCCTGGTTTTTGTTCGTTTTTTCCAAGTCTTAAGGCTTCTTTGAAAAGTTCTACAGGAAACTCTTTGGGGTTTTTTCTGTATCTCTCCCCCCAACCTTTGTCATCCTCTTCCATCCAACCATCGAACATATCATCCACCACATCATCTGGGATTTGTTTACCTTCTTTTATTGCTGGGTGGTGCTTATCAAAAGGTTCAACACCATACAAAAAATTAATTTGCTCTCGTGCTGGAAATGATGGGCTATCTATAGGTTCAGCCCATTTAAGTCTCTTAGGTACCTCTCGGTGAACATACCTTCTCTTAGCTTCGGAAGCCTCGGCTTGAATTTCCGAAGGGTCTGACCGCCAAGATTTCATAGAGTCTGATCCCTGACTTGAAGAACTCCCAGGGATTTTAACTACATTACGAGGGTCTTGCGGGTTATCTTGAAAGTTGTATAAGTGGTGGGAAAACTCATGAACATATGGTAGTGCTTGATTATACATTCTAATAGCAGGTTTACCTTCATGAGCGTTGTAATAATATGCAGCATTTCGGTTTTTAGCTTTATTATGAAGCGCCTGAGGATCCCAATACTCAGTTCTTACTTTATCATTACCTCGACTCCAATCGAGACCTCTTAAAGTTTTTTGAAAAGGTCTATTAGGATCCTGTCCGCGCTGTATTGCTTGGTCTACTATATACTGTTCAACATCAAAATCCCTATTCGGAAACTCTTTTTGTACAGATTCGTCGAAATCTAGTTTTTCTACATAGTACGGCTCGGTAGTTTTCTGTTTTCTACGGTAATAATCCGAACCCATACCGTGATTATCGGTACCTACATCCTTTAAATCACTATCAATAGGGGGTAGCTGGAAGACATCATCCATTTTCTACTAATTCTAAGGGTTTTGGGGCTATTTCTTGGACTGCGCCCCCGTACACTTGTAGTATATTTGTCAAATCTTGACTAGAATCCATTAATCGAGTCATTACTTCGGCTGGTGAGGCGTGTAATCGAGTAGAATCAGTGATATTTATGTCTGTTCTGGTCGCCGGCTTCCCAAACCCGTACTCTAACATCAGTTTTGCGGATTGTAGTCGGGTGCTGTGGTCGTCCACTTCTTCGTAATCTACCCCACGCTCGCCGTTTTGCTTACTTTTCCGGACTACGTGCGTAGCGTCCATACCTTTTCGGAGAACTTCCACGGCTTTTTCGTAGTCATTCTCCTGAATATAGGAATGAACATCGTCTAAAGTTTTCTTACGTGTCATTTGAAGAACGATTATCCCCTATTATTTACTTCCCGCAAACAGTTGTAATACAACCGGGAAAAACAGTCTTCTTTATTATCTATATATAGTCGATAGCGAGATATGAAAAATTTCGGTACCCGGCAGGGTCGGGGTATCGGCAGTCAACCATCTACGTCCGCGGCTCAGTAGGTAACAGATCGGTAACTCCTGCAACAGCACAATACGTAAACGATTCAGTATTAACTACTTAGGACTACGACGCAGCGGATTCGTTGTCTGTCTGCATTGGCTGGATTGGTCCTGAGGCACGAAGGCCCCAATCCCCAAGGCAGTTACAGACAACAGGATACGCAAGGAGTTGCTATAAGTCAAGAGACAGCCGATACAACTACAGCTGCGATACCGAAACATGATAGTAAACCAGCACCAAAAAAAGGGACAGCCACCTAAGCGACTGCCCCTGGGAATTAAGCCGGCTCTACGTTTAGTAGGACCATTCCTTTAGT